TAATATAATAAATATAATATAATAAATAAATAAATAATATAATATAACTAGTGTACAAACTAACCTAATGGTGTACGAGCGCGCGCGAGCGCGCATAAGGGTATTAACTGCTCAAAAGTGCAGGGATATTATACAAACTCAGGCGTAAATTGTGCCTAAGCAGGAGTTATTGATACAATGACTGCTTGCGTATTAAGCAATAAGCCATTGCTCTTCGCGTAAGTGCGAAGTGCTGTAAAGCCATCTTTGTCAACAGTCCTATAACCTGACTGCTTAACAAGCATGCCCTCAGCAACTAGTTTCTCAATTATACCAGCCTGAGCTACAGGTGCTATAATTGGAGCGCTAGCCTCAATAACAGGAGCTTCTACTTTAGCGCCAGAGTCAGCAACTAGTTTAAAGCCATGAGCTTTAGCCCATGCCTTTACTAGTGCGCGCTCTGTGCTAGATGCATCAGAACCCATCAATATACTAAACGCTCCATACTAATATATAAGCATTTTATGAGCATATTTACGCCTAACATTAGGCGTTATATATAGTCAGATTTTCCCACTAAGTACAGGATTCATAATTAACGTATCTAGTGCTTATAGAGAAAAACGTGTTTTTTTGTTGTTGTAACGATACAAGTCCGAGGCTAAATACGAATGTGATTAGGATCGTGTTTTTTTGCGAGATTGCTTGAGGTTAACAAACCATCTGCGTATTGTATACTTTCTAACGTAAGAAGCAATAACATACCATGCAGTAATCTGTAACATACCGAACAGTTCACCACTCTGAATAACATCTATATATAGTGGGAGGATGGTGTAGTTCATCAACGTAGCAATAATACAACCAATGGCAACGTCAAGTGTAACCTCCAACGCAGAGCGCAGTTTAGTGTCTTTCTTCTTGTTACTTCCTCGTAGGAAGTTTAATGTAATCAAACTCATCAAGTTCATTATTTATGCAGTTATATAAAGGTTGCGAGGATTAAGGTTTCTTTTCTTCGACTCTATCCTCATTGTGAGCCTTATACTTTAAACCAGAGTTAACGAGTGTACCCTGCAGTCTAAACAAACAGCGTTCTAACCCCCTTTTAGAGTGGTCGCCTATAAATTCATTACATGCAACGCATATTACCTTTTGGATTTGTTTGTTTCCGAACACTATCCATTCCCTCAGTGTTTGACACCTGACCTTATGTGAAAATTAAAGCAACACTTGCATTCGCTTCTAATGCATTCTGATTCAAGTCTGTGTTGGCATATGCCACACTCACATCCCATGAACACTGTCGCTGATCCTACATTCCCCTTTTCTGTCATTTGATAACCTTTAACTTTCATAATATGTCTAATAACTCCCTTTCGTATTTTTCTCTCTCTTCACTTGTAATCTCACTTAATAACTTAGCATATAAGTGTTTCTTTTTTTCTTCCCTTTTCTTCCACCACTGTTCTCCTATTTGTCTTAAATCGTCTTCTGCTTCCTGTTCAATCTTTTCCAAGTCCGTCAACTCTTAATCACCTTACATACGCAACGTGGATCAAATGATACATTTCCTGTTTTTTGCATTTCACGACATGTTTTACAAAGTTTCATCTGCAAGCCTCTCTTGTCATTAACCAATCTTCCCAACTCTCATCTGCATTTATCTTATAACATTCTTCGCATAATCCCATATCCTTATACATATCATGCAGGTTGTCAATCTCTGCATCACAATGTTCACATTTCATTTTCTATCCTCCCATTCATATTTACAGATGCCACATATAAACCATTTCTTTACAAGTTTAACGTCTTCCTTAAGACAGTTAGGACACTTCAAACTCATCCAATAAACACCTTAATTCTTTTTTTAGTCTGGCATGCTCTATTCTGTTTTCTCTTATCTGAGAAGATATAAAATCTATTTTTTTCTGTAATCTTACCATTTTTCAACCTTTTCATCTGGAAATGGATTCTGTTCCACTGGTACATTAATTTTCTTATAATTAATAGTAGACATGACTTCTCTATATGCTCGTTTCTTATGGTTTAACCTAGGCAAATATGCCATAATGCCATTACAGCAGGAACATCTAGAACCATTCTTACCTATACCCTTGCCTATTAGCACCCAAAAATCACATGTTCTGCAATGCCTATGTGTATCAAATGGTCTTCGTTGTGGTCTTTTTGTTTTATAACATGCACCTTTGCAATGAATAGCCATTATTTATGCTCCTCCAATACGGATGTATTAATGTCATTAATTTTTCCCTTTAGTTTTTCCATATCTTCCTTGCCATACATTCTCTTAACATCACTCCAATACCAATAAAGTAATAATCCTATTCCGACTGGCAAGCAAGCGAATAGGAAGAATATACCAAAACAGAATACCATTTGGTTTCTCATGGTACATCCCACCATTCTGAGTTCTCACTCGCGTGTAATACAGTATGTTTTGTTATCTGCTCATGGTCTAATGCTGACTGATCGTCTTTGAACTCTTCGTTACATGTGTAGCACATCCATACAACAGACTTTTCCATGACATCAAATACGTTCCACCACATATAAACGTTGCACACACAAAAAACGGCTGCTACGCAGCCTCGTCATCGTCATCAGACCACTTCAAGGCATCGTCTTCGACCTTCTGCTCGGACAAGAACGTTAACTTCCAAAACACGCGCCTGTCTGCCAGTGGTATCTTTGATGGTGAATCCCTTGCAAACTTAAACTCAAACCATTTCATTATGATTATATAGTCAGCAGGGTCTAATTCTGTTCCCATGCGAAATTATTATCGTGGTAGCTTATAAAGAAATTGTCTAGCTGGTTAGCCTAAAACCAGACCTCTCTTTCGAGTATGCAGACTCACACCACTAGACACCTAGAAGAATACTTATAAGGTAATATATTTATTGTGTTATATGGTTGACCTTAAGTTTAAAAAGGAAAAAACATCAAGTAAATCATGTACTTGCGATGCAGAAAATAGGGATATTTACTGTAAATTACATGGTAGACATGCATAACAAAATTATAACAAATCCTGACAAAGTTTATTAAGCACTATAATATAAGAAAATCATGGGATTTACTGATCGAGTAAAGGGATTTTTCGGTAAATCTAATGATATAGGGAAGGCATATACCGAGTCTACCAGTAGACCAAGCATAGCACAGCCTTATATGAGTACCGATACAGGTGCTAAATTACCAATATTTCCATTCCCACTCATAATGATTTATGAGTTGGCAGATAATATTGATGCTTTAAGAATACCCATTGAGACTCTAAACAGGGAAATGTTCAAAAATGGCTTTGAGATTGTTGAGAGATTTAAATACAAATGTTCAAATTGCTCTAAGGAGTTCCAATACAAGCCAGTAAAGGAAACAGAATTAAAAGCAAGAAGCGCCATTGAAGGCGAAGGTGCGATTGCGCAGGAAGAACAGATGAGCAACGACACAAGCGATGAAGCACAGCGAGGAGACATATTAGAATGTGATACATGTGGAAGTAAAGACCTGTTAAGACCAATACCAGAACATAGAAAGGTGTTGGAAAAACTAATCAATGAACCAATTAACGGAAACAATCAGACTATAGAAGACGTATCAAGAATGCTTGAAAGAGATTTAGAGATAGCAGATAATGCTTACATGTTACTTTTAAAGAATTATAACTTGGATGATAATACAGGTAATATTAATTGGGATCGAACAGAGATAAAAGAATGTTTAAGAATTGATCCACCACAGGTTGCAATGATTGCAGACAGTGATGGTAGGATAGGTTATGACGATAAGAGAAACAAGGTTTGGGTTTGCCCTAGATTTGAACATAGAGATAGAAGACTAACAACAAATAGATGTGAAAGATGTGGTGCAGAAGCATTAAAAGCAATCTGTGAAGTAAACTCTGTTTATTCTATAGGTATACCACAGCCAAAGAGAGTTGTTTATGGTGAAGGTGAAATAGTTTGGCGTGCTGGTAAGTACAGACCTGCATTAATTTACGGTTATTCACCAATTTATTCAGTTTGGTCAAAGGCAATGTCTTTAAGCCACATGGATGAGTATATTAGAAAGTATTTCGATAAGATGAGACCCCCAAGGGGTATGTTAGTAATTGCGTCTCGTAATTACGAAACATTCAGAAAATCATGGGATTTATTAGAGCAAAAAGCAACAGAAGACCCTTACATGATACACCCATTGCTTGTAGAAAGCGATAAAACAGGTAAGAACCTTGCACAATGGCTCGACTTTACAGGTTCACTTAAAGAATTAGAGTTTATT